AAACAAATCAAAAAGTTCTTGATGACCTTGTATATGGCAATAACTTCTTTGATGTGATGAAGAGGTCTTTTATATCAGCACATGCGCAAGGGACAGGAATTTTCAAAGTATTCGTAAAAGATGGTAAGCCACAAATCAGATCAGTAAATCCTGAAGTATATATTCCTATCTACGCAGAAGATGACATGGATTCAGTTCAGGCACACGTTTTGGCCTATGAATACGATGTTTATCGTGATCAATATAATAAAGACAAGTATTTAAAAGTTGAGATCAATGAAAAAGGTCTTTTAACAACAAGGCTGTATAAAATCAAGAATGGTAAGCTTGACGGTTATAAAGAGGAATCAATAAACTACGCTGATGATTATGACTGGGATGATTTTCTTGTATTTCCATTTGATTACGGGCATCCTAACTGGCGTGATTATGCCACATCACAGTATGATGATATAATTCCACTTGTAGACGAGCTTGCTGTAAGGCTTTCAAATAATTCTAAGATTCTTGATGATCACGCTGACCCACAGCTTATAGTCCCAGAGGACGCTTTAGAATTCGATCCAAACTCAGGACAACATATATATAAGCGTCATCAAGCGTTAAAAATTGGCAGGGATGGTGCAAAACCTGAATACCTGACTTGGAACGGAAATTTAACCGATTCAGAAAATCAGATAAATCGTATTATGGACTTATTTCACTTGATATCCGGTACTAATCCGCAGATGTTCGGGAAAGATATTGCAGGCAATCTAAGCGGTGACGCACTTAGTAAAATCCTGTTAATGCCTATTTCCAAAACTAAAGAGATGATTCTTTCTCTTGAACACGCTGCCGAAAAAGCTCTTGAGTGTGCTTTATTCCTGCAAGACATTAAAGATGTTGTGAATATAGAGTTTGACATAGGAGCATTTAACACGCTAGAGGATTTATCAAACAGAGTACAGGCTGAAGTTAGGTCTGGCATACGTTCTATTGAAGATGCGGTTAGAAAAATCAATCCACGATGGGAAGAAGAGCAAATACAGGCCGAAGTTGAGCGCATAAAAGACGAGAAGAGCGCACCAAGTTTTGAAGAATTAATCGGGCGTGAATAATGTCCTTACAAGAAATATCGTTACAACAAGCTGCCGCGATGCGGAAAATCTATGCTGTACAAGAGGCTAAAATCAAGGCAAAACTCTTGAAAGCCATTGAAAAGGGTAATGACACAGCATATTTAAAGAAACTATTAGCGAGCATTCAGGATGATATAAAGCTACTTGACGCTTATTATAAAAACTTCAGTCAGTTAAGGCTTGGCTTGATATATAAAGAACAGGCAAAAGAGGTTGATCTGAAAGTAAGAGCCTTTGATAATCATTTTGAAATCAATAGCACTCTGAATGCTAATAGAATCGGTCAAAATTCTATAAAGATTCTTGCTGAAAATACTTATATGTCCTTAAACAGTGTATCTACTATTATTGGCAGACGGTCAGAGGATTTAATAAGAGAAATCGGGCTAAAACAGGCGCAAGGTATTGTATTCGGCTCTGAAACTTGGCAACAAGTGGCAAAATCAATGACAGAAGAATTAAAAGCCAATAATTTTTTCAGCATTAATTATAAGCTCAAAAACGGCAAAATTAGACAAGTACCTGCTCGTGTCTATTCTGAAATGGTTGCACGAACGACATCAGCCGAGGCTTTTAGACAGGGAACACACGACCGCATTTCAGACTGGGGCTATGATCTTGTAGACGTTGTAGGCACATCATCATATCCAAACAGCCCTTGTATCCCGTTTGAGGGAACAACGCTAAGTTTATCAGGCAAAACATATGGCTACGTATCATATGATGAAGCTGTTGCAGCAGGATTTAATCACCCAAACTGCGTGCATAGTACAGTATTCAGTAATAAAAATATTGAATTAATTGAATAAATAGGAGATTTGACGAGATGTCAGAAGAACAAAAGCAAGAAAATCAAGAGTTAGAAGCATTAAAAGCCGAGATGGCTAAGAAGGACGATCTTTTAAAAGCTCAACAAGAGGAATTAAACAAACTTAAAAAGATTTTCAACGAAAGACAAACTAAAGCCTTAGATAAGGCAGGGATTTTAAAAGCTCTGGGGATTGAAAAAGACCCAGAGAAAGACCCGTTGGAGTTGATCAAAGAGAGTTTGGCCAACACTAACAAAACAATTGAACAGCTTAAGGCTGAAATAAAAGCTAAGGACGAGAAGTTGATGCTTAAAGAAAAACAGTCAAAAGCTGAAAAACTTGCACAGTCTCTAAGCTTTGCAGACCCAGAGGACGCTTTAAAGTTTATTGATCTAAATTCTGAAAGTTTAGAAGACGATTTAAAGAAGCTTGCCGAATCTAAACCATACCTTTTAAAAACTGTAAAGCGTGATTTTGGCAGTGCTTTTAATAGCGGTGTTAAATCAGAAGGCACAGACAGCATTCTTGAAGCTATCAAAAAGGGTGCTGGATTATCTTAGAAAGGATAAAATAAAATGGCAAATTCAATTTCTTTAGTAACTAAATTTTTACCGTTAATCGACGAAATATATGCAGCAGAAGCAAAAACATCAGTCCTTGAAAAACCTGAATTTGTACAATATTTAGATGGTGCACGTGAAGTAAAAATTATGAAATTAGCTATCGAAGGACTTGGTGACTACTCAAGAGAAAACGGCTATGCAAAAGGTGCAATTTCTGCAACTTGGGAAACTCACGAATTAACCTATGACAGAGGACGAAAATTCATTCTCGATAAAATGGATAATGAAGAAACAATGGGCTTAACTCTTGGAGCTGCTATGAAAGAGTTCCATAGAACTAAAGTTGCTCCTGAAATTGATGCTCTCAGATTTGCAGAACTTGCTTCTATAGCAGGTTTTGCAACCAGCGGAAATTTAACAGCATCAAATGCAAGTGATGCTATTGATGATGCAATAGCAGCGATGAAAGAAGCTGAAGTCCCGCTGGAAGGTGGTTACTTATTTATTACACCAACTGTTAAAAAATACGTTTCTCAGTCAGCAAGTTATGTTAAAAACATAAATGGAGCTGTAAAGCAAGGCAGAACAGCAGATTTTGACACTTACGAAACTTTAAAAGTGATCGAAGTGCCACAAACACGTTTCTATTCTGTCATTAGACTTTATGATGGTGTTTCAAGTGGTGAAACAGCAGGCGGATATGAAAAAACTCCTGCTGGTAAAGACATTAACTTTATGATAGTTGCTAATGGTACAGCATTGCCAGTTATCAAGCATAATTCTAGCAATCTTATAGATGGCTCTAAAGATAGTGGCGATTATGACGCTTGGGTTCTGAAATATCGCTTATACCATGATATCTTTGTGCCTCAGAACAAAGCCAAAGGCATTTACTTGCATTCAAAAAATTAGTGGCACTATACTTTCGGGTTAGTGCAGAAGTTGGAAAGTACGTTAGAACCTGCTGGCTAAAGCCACGCAGTTTCAGTTATAAAAGGGGTGGTTAATTCTGCCCCTTTTATTGATATAAGGATAATATTAATGGCTAAATTGATATAAGGATAATATTAATGGCTAAAACAATTGGTTTAATTATAAAAGAAGAAATTAAAGAAAAAACTTTTGATCAAATGACAGCCACAGAGCAAATAGCTATCATTGAAAAACTTGAAAAGCTTGAAGAACTTGAAGCTTTGAAAGAACAATCCCCTAAACAATCTGCTTTAGTTGCTATTGACAAAAAAATCAAAACCATTAAAGGTGAATAAATGACTATTACAGTCGGTATAGATACATATTGTACACTAGCGGAGGCTGATGAGTATTTTAACAGTACTCTAAAGGCCTCTGCTTGGGCTGCGTTGTCTGAAAACGAAAAAGAAATATGCCTAAAAATTGCTTGTAGGAAGATGGAAAGTCTTGACTATACAGGCGAAAAATTGCATAAAACACAACCTTTGAAGTTTCCACGCAATTATGGAATGCCGGAAGATATTAAAAATGCACAGGCAGAATTGGCATTGTGGCTATATCAAAATCAAAACAATAAAATCGCACAAGCACAGGCAATGGGCATTAAATCAATGTCTTTAGGCAATGAAAGTTATTCTTTTGGCAATCCTACAGGTTCAATACAATGCCCTGAAGCATGGGAATATCTAAATAAGTGGACAAAGAAGGGTTATAAAGTATGTTAGACCTGCTTTATACAGATGATATACGAATAAAAACCCTTATAAAAAAGGATACTTTCTCTGGGAATGTTTACTCTGACCCGTTTACTATAAAAGGATGCTTGCAGTCTAAAACCTCACAGCGAACTGATAATAACGGTAATCAAATAGTAACTGACTTATTGCTGCATACAAAAGAGAACCTTGCAGATACCACTTTAGTTGAATATGACGGTAAGTTCAGAGAAATAAAGTTTAAAGATATAGTTAAAAATCACTTAATGGGATATATTGACCATTATGAGTATAGACTATGACATTATATTGGCATGGTGACAAGGTAAAAGACGAGCTAAAAGAAGCTGTTATAAGAGGTGCATATATCACAGCCGAACAAATACTTGCGGATGCAGTTAAAAATGCACCAAAAATGACAGGAACATTGAGGCGTAGCGGTACTATATCATTTAAAATTCTGAATCCAAAAGAAATCTTTCAAAAAGCAAAAGCCGGGCAGTCTGCAAATGTAAAAAGAAAGCCTGGTAAAAACGTATCTAAGATTTATATTTCATTCAACACTCCATACGCCTATCGACAACATGAAGATTTAAACCTTTCTCACACAGGGAAAG